CGGTTCCCAAATTATATATATTTGTTCCTTTTTTGCTGTAGTTTATAGCAGAAATATGACCACGTGCCAAATCCATAACATGAATGAAATCACGCACGCAAGTACCATCCGGTGTATTATAATCATCTCCAAAAATAGATAATTCGTTATATTGTCGACTGGCAACACGCAAGACAAATGGGAACAAATTGTTAGGTATACCATTAGGATCCTCGCCAATCAATCCCGACGGATGTGCCCCTACTGGATTAAAATAACGCAACAAAGTAATTTCAAAGTCGGGATTAACTTTCGAAAAATCTTGTAATATTTGCTCTTGGAAATATTTGGTTTGTCCATATGGATTTGTTAAACCCGCACCGGTTTGATGTGTTTCCAATAATGGCGGTTCTTGTGTACCATATACAGTTGCGGATGAAGAAAAAATAAATTTCTTACAATCATATTTTTTCATCATTTCTAATAAACATAATGTCCCATTTAGATTTTGACTATAATAAGTGAGAGGGTGTTCAATGGATTCGCCAACCGATTTTAAGGAAGCAAAATGAATAATACCATCGATATGTTTTGATTGAAATATCTTTTCTAAATCTGTTTTAACAGTTACATCGCCTTCTACTAAATCAAAATTTTCAGGATGTTCTGCTAATTTCAAAATATTATCATATACAGATAAAGTAGAGTTATAAAGATTATCTATAATAGTTACTTTGTGATCAGTGTTCCCTAACAAAACTGCTACATGAGAACCGATAAATCCAAGACCACCGGTGAGTAAAATGTGCATATATTATAATATGTCATAAAAATTATTCGTTTGTTTCGACGAATTCAATAACCATGAAAACGAAGATTTACTGTGCCCATATAACTCAATCGCATGCTTTCCGATTAGAAAATCGATAAAAGCCTGCTCTTCAAAGTTCAATTCATTATGACTTTCTCTTTTATACAACACATTTTTGAATTGTTGTATAGGTTTATCAATATATTTTTGAGGTAAATGTGTAATTTCATAACACGCTATATAAAGTTTCAACTTCTTTTGGCAAAAAGGGGTGTTATAAATTAAATGACATAATTTTGGATGATTTGTAATTTGAAAATGTTCAATAAAATCATCTTCATACCGATAATGAATATAATTGTATTTCTTAGGTAATTTCTTTTTAATAGTTTTAAATATACCGAATAATTTTGAACACGGTATTATCTTTTCATAAAAGTTTATTTCGTCTTGAAATGATGGACATACTGCCCAAAATTGTCGTAATACTATATGTTCCATTTCAATACGGTCGAGTTGTGGTAATAATACACGTTCTTTATCCAACCATTCAATTGCTCGAATATTGTCTACATAATGATGGCAATTCGTTTCATTTAATGATAATGTATGAAAACGAATGTAAAAGGATGTTTCAATAAAGGAATCATCAAATAATTCACTAAACTCCACATTTTTCCATTGACTCAAGTTTTCTTTATTACGATAACTTGCATATCGAAAAGTAAAATAGATTTGATGTATAATACAAAAATTAATAGAATAGTGAATATCATACATTTGGTTACATAAACCACCATATGTATCGAATATTAAGATCATCTACATTAAAATTATAAAAAGTTTACTTTATTTCCTACGATAAAAATAATTATATTTCACTTTTATCTTTCCATACAGCAATATCTTGCGTAATTCCCAAATGATCAACCGTTTTAAATTCTTTATGTAATAACATAGGCAATAATACTTCCCATTCCTCATATTCATAAGCATTTTTTTGTATATCGTCATACAATTCTTCCATTATTTCATAAAAATAGTCAAACTTTACACCGCTTATTTTGTAAAAACATGTAAAATAATATGCTCTATCGGTGACTTCTTCATTTCGTTTGAAAATAATATCTTCGTTTTCATAAATACTATAATTAAAAGTATCATTTATTAAATAACGTCCCGTGATTTTAAACACATTTTTAATATTCATAGTTGCATAATATTGTTTAATATATTCCAGAATTTTAAAGGTTTGTGAAATTTCACCAAATACTTTATGAATACTGTTGTTTGTAAACTCGTTTACAATGGCATCATTATGATGGTTAATAAAGCAATTTGTCAAGTCATTCAAAATATTGTATTCATAATCATTAAAATCTGAATTATCGTATAAAATAATAAAACTATCGGGTATATGTTTTCGAACCGAACCAATTGTGTTTTGAACTTGTTGAAAACGTTCCTCTGTACTATATATAGAACGATTCGGAGCATAACTAAAAGGTTTTGATGACGTATAAATTTTGGATGTAATTATAACTACATTAAAGTTTTGATTTAATATATGTTTCATTGTACATTTTCGATTTAAAAAATATTCATCCCAAAATGGCGGATAGAAAACTTGCGGTTTAATTGTAAAAAAATAGTCTTGGCCTTTATTTAAAATCCATTTTAACGAAACATTTTGTATATTATCAAATGAATATCCTTTGTTATACAACGATAATCGTCGCTGAATCGTAGACGGATAGAACTTATTTTGATATATTATTGGTAAACGCGTAATCATTGCTAGAGATAATGTAAACGAGAACGATTCGGGCCATAAAGACGTTTCAAACAACACATTTGGTTTGTAAGTTTCTAACAATTTATTCAATTCTTCAATATTATGATAAGAATATTGATGTTTTACATCTTTGATATGAACTTTACCAAATATTATTAAATCAATATTTTTGTTTGATTTTATTTTTCTCAATAACTCATTCACTATATAATATCCCTTTACGTCAGATATATCTCCAATTATACCAATGACAAACCTACTTTTATTTGAATTTTGAATTTTTCTATCAAAATGACGATAATCGGGTAAAGCCGAAACAATAATATTATTATAATCCTTCATATATTTACCGATTGAATGTATATTTCCAATATGTTGCGTAATTACACGATTAAACTTATGAATATTAAATTTATATTCAACTATATTTTCATTAATTTCATAATAATACATTTGTGGACTTTTAAAAAATAAACTGTAATCGTGTGTTAAAATAGTACAATCAAAATCCATATCTAATATTTGGTTCACGAAATAGTTGGAATGTTCAACAATAGAATTAAAAAAAACCTTTTCGATTTTATTTCGATGTTGTTTAATAAATTCCAAAGAATCATTTTCATTTACATAAGGATCGAATAATATTTCATCATTTATATACCAATATAACTTATTTTTAAAATTTCGCACTACCAAAAAAGTCACATGATATTTATAATAACTAATAATCGAATTTAAAAAAAACGAACATCCGCCACCAAAACAAGGAAAATCAATTATTAAAAAAACTTTTTCGTGATCTTTCAAAAAATCCTGCAAATTAGTTTGCTTTTTTAATGGTCTAAAAAAAGGTTGATTGCGTTTTTCAATAAAATGTAATTTGCTTTCGTCTATATACGGATCATCAATAGACGTGTGTGGATAAGATGTAATATCATAGACATTTCTATACAAATCAAAAATTTTACTGTAATTATGAGTAATCACTTTTTGATAACATAACTCCAATGGTTTGATTGTTGTATATAATCCTTCACTTCTTCCATATTCAATCCAATGTTTAATGGCCTTGGTCTGTGTATTGATTCCGGCATGTATCAAATGATTATTATAGTAAACATAAAATATCCAATCAAAATCTTTTAATACAATACGTCTCCCTTCTTTGTATCCATTATCGATATAATGCTTTTCTGCCTTTTCTTTTGTAATATACCCCCGATCAATTAAATCACTATTTATAGCAATATATTGTGTCCATTCAAATGATTTCGATTTTAATGGACGTCTATCGCGTATTCCCAATTCATAATAATGTTTTAATGCCAATTCTTCGGATATAATTCCACTATCAATTAAATCTGTATTTGCGATTAAATATTCTTTCCAATTAAAATTTTTAATTATAGTTGATTTTGATGGAACTATACTAGAAAACATTATAAATAAAGTATATTATTTAATCCTAATAAAAACGATTGTTATAATATTTTTATGAAACTCATATTACAATCAAAACAATTATCATGTATTACAGAACCAACTAATGATGAAATACATATAATTACACAATTCTTTAAACCAAATGATTCAATACGACTGAAAGAAATTCAATTCGCGTTGAAACAAAACCATAATAATAAACATATTCACCATATTCATTTATTAAACGAAAAAATATATAATTCAAAAGAATTAGGACTAGAAAGCAATAAAATAATTCAAACCAATATTGGAAAACGACTGACATTTCAAGATGTATTTGTTTATGTTCGAAATCATAATATTAATGGATATGTCATAATGATTAACTCAGACATATGTTTAAATCACACAATCAATCGGTTGTTACGTTCATCCATGAAAGAAAATAAACAAGTTTGTTGTTTGTTGCGATATGAATATAATAAACAGGAACCCTCTAAATCTACGATATTTGGTCCAAGATATGATAGTCAAGATACGTGGATTTTCCATTCAAAACAAATAATTTTGCCAATTTCGGAAAAGGTGTTTTCATTCGAATTCGGAAAACCCGGATGTGACAATAAACTCATTTATTTATTTTCCATTCTTGGTTATGAAATTATTAATGACCCAAAGACCATTCAAACATATCATATTCATGCATCCAAACAACGCAATTATTCCATACGAGATTCTGTAAAATTACCGATCGGAGTGATTATTCCCTATGGATTTCAAGTTCAAGATATGAAACAACAATTGGGCATAGACTTACATAAATATCAAGTATGGTCAAACAATTTCCAAAATATTTCGTTTGACAATAATAAAATGCTTTTTGATTATATTACTCGTAAATTTGATAAGAACCAACATTTTATTATACCACGCGTTTCTGGTATTGAAAATAATATTGCAGTATTTTCACGTATAATTCATGAAAAATTACATCACGATATTGATTCACTGCGTATTTATATAAAGAAAACGTTAAAGGCAATGAAAAATAATGCTGGCATTTCATTAACTAGCGAAAATAGCATATTATATTATTCTAATTTGTATTTATCCGCATTTGATCAATGTGAAATTTATGCCAGTTGGGAACCACAAGGTGAATATATAAAACATATTTCTCAATCTCATTCTTACATGTTACATACTTACCCGAATAAGGAGAGGTTTTGGGCATACAATTTTGATATTTTCCATTATATTTATAATAATCCATGGACTTGGGCATTAAAGAACAAGCGCATATTGTTAATATCGCCTTTCGAAGAAACATTGAAAGAACAAGTTCCAAACCGTCATCTTATTTACGACAATGTAGATTTATTTCCCGGGTGCGAGTTTATATATTTAAAACCTCCTCAAACACAAGCAGACGAACATTCGAGCGACTTTAGTATTGAGTTTGACAACTTCAAAGATAGTGTAAATGAAATCTTGGACCATTTCGATGTTGCTCTCGTTTCATGCGGTGGATATGGAAATCCAATTTGTGGGCATATTTATTCTAAAGGAAAATCGGCAATTTACGTCGGAGGAGTACTACAAATGTATTTTGGTATTTTGGGGAATCGTTGGATTCAAGAACGAAATGATATAATACAACTATTTTACAATGGCTTTTGGAAACGTCCCAAACCAAGTGAAAAACCTAAAAATTGTAATAAAGTGGAAAATGCGTGTTATTGGTAAGTATACTATTTTTGTTTTATCTATATTTTATATATAAATGGAAGAACCTTTAGATATAAAATTACAACAAGAAAAGGATCATCGCAAAGAAATATTAGAAAAAATAAGAGGACCTGCGCCTGCACGAGGAAAAACGATCAAAATTAAAAAGAAAAAACGAGATCCTTCCGTCGACGAATTGAAAGAACAAACTACTATTTCGGAAAGTATACCTGATGATAAACCGGTGATAAGTGGTCGTCTAAACGAAAATTTAATTGATTTATTAGATGAATTGGCAAAATTTATGGTAAAGCGAGGAGAACCATTTCGTGCGCGCGCTTATCAAAAGGCGCAAGAAAGTATTATTACTCATCCAAATGAAATTAATCTGACTAATTATCAACAATTAATTTCTCTTCCAGGTGTTGGTGAAACTATTGTGAAAAAAATAAAGGAATATATCCAGACAGGAACATTACGCTTACTAGAGCGCGAGCGGGCTGATCCTAAAAACATTTTCTCGGATATTTACGGTATTGGTCCTAAAAAAGCGGCAGACTTGGTTAATAAAGGGATTACTTCCATTGAACAATTGCGTGAGAAACAAGAGGAAATGTTAAATAACGTTCAGAAAATGGGATTGAAACATTACGAGGACATTTTGAAACGAATTCCAAGAAAAGAAATAGAAGAGTATAATGATGTTTTTGAAGGAGTGTTTGATCAAGTTAAAGATCTGGATTCTCAATTTGAAATAGTAGGCAGTTTTCGCAGAGGTGCCAAAACATCGGGTGATATTGACGTCATTGTTACATCCGAAAATAAGAATGTCTTTAAAAACTTTATCGACAAATTAGTAGAAGAAAAAATCATTGTAGAACTATTATCTAGAGGAAACACCAAAAGTTTGGTTGTAGCCAAACTACCATCGTCGGACACTGTCAGACGTGTCGATTTTATGTATACATCCAAAGAAGAATATCCATTTGCAATACTTTATTTTACAGGAAGTAAAATATTCAATACCGTTATGCGCGGTCGCGCTTTAACAATGGGTTATTCGCTGAATGAACACGGATTATATAAAATGGATGGGAAAAAGAAGGGGGCAAAATTAGACAAAATATTTGATAATGAGAAAGAAGTATTTGATTTTTTGAAAATGGAATACAAGGAACCGAACCAACGTATTGATGGACGTTCTGTAGTTTCATCGAACCCATCTTTAAAAAATGAATTCGTTGAACCATTGATAGTCCAAGAGACAATTCAACCAATACAACCCGATAATAACGATATTTTTGAACCCGAAATGAATGAACCCGAAATGAATGAACCCGAAATGAAAGAAATCAAAATGAAAATAAAAGAAGTGAAACAAAAGGAGAAGGAAGAAATTAAAATGAAAATAAAAGAAGTGAAACAAAAGGAGAAGGAAGAAATTAAATTAATGAAGTTGAAAGAAAAAAATGATAAAAAGACGCGTAAAAATCGCGAAAAAGAGCAAAATAACAAGGATAAAGCATTGGAAAAAACTAGAAAGAAACGTGAAAAGGAAGTACAACAGGAAAGAAAAAAGAAGGAAAAAGAAGAGGAAAAGACTCGAAAAAAACGCGAAAAGGAAAATAAAATTGAAAATAAATTAAAGAAGAAAAACGTAACTAAGAAAAACATGCCCGAGAAAAAAAAATTGAAAATAAAAGATAATACTTGTCTCAATTGTAAAACGAATCCATTAAATGTTCATAATAATGACCCCGCATTACATGCTATTGAACATTTCAAAACAGGTGGAATAAGTGTACTTGACAATCTAAGTGAAAAAACATTAAACGCAATGTTGATTAAAACGAATGAAGTATATCGTAATCTTGGACCAAATGAACAACCACTTGTCAGCGATAATCAATATGATATTTTGGAAGATTATATCAAGGAAAAATATCCAAAAAGCAACATTATTGGTAAAATAGGAGCACCTGTAGAAAAAAATAAGATAAAATTACCGTATGAAATGGCATCTATGGATAAAATTAAACCCGACACAAAAGCGCTTCCTTTATGGAAATCAAAATACAATGGTCCATATGTATTATCATGTAAGTTAGATGGTGTCAGTGGATTATATACGACCGAAAA